CTATTACTGTATTACTATTGCTTAATTCATATAGGTATATATATAATAGATATACTATAGTATAGATTACATTTACCTGCGGTGCTAAATATATATGCACAAAATTTTGATTTTTGGTGTCATCAAAATGAAAAAAAACGTAACGCTTTTTCTGTACGTGTAGTCTGAAATCTGTGCATATACTGGTATGAGCGACAGAAAGTTTTTGCCGTTTGAGTTTGCGCAGCTAAAAGAGTTGCGTAACAAAACAACGGTGTTTTCTAAAACAGGTGAATATTCAGACGATTACATCAAGTATCTTTGGATTAAAGAGTTGGTGCATTCTCGTATACCAAAACATTATTGGAAAATTGGTTCGTATTTCAAATTGCAAATCGACAACGATATGAAACGTGTTGCAAAACTGTTTCTTGAAAACTATCAGACGGCACTTGATAACGGATTAGGTTTGCTTTTTTATGGCAAGAATGGACGCGGCAAAACATCAACAAGTGTTTCAATCTGTATTGAGTTGATGAAGCGCGGTGTGAGTTGCACTTATATAACAGCACAAACATTCATCGATTTTGAAAAAGATTTCGAGAATAGTGAAAATCGCGAAATCATACTGAATCGTTTGAACCAATCGCAAGTCATCTTGATGGATGAATTTGATGCAGACAAAATTTACATCAATGAAAAAACCAAGTATGCGCTAAAGAAACTTGAAAACTATTTGCGCGAATACTTAGGTGGCAATAAAGTGATGATACTTTGCAGCAACCTGAATGCTGAACAGCTTTCAACGGCGTTTAATGCTTCGGTATCGTCATTGGTGAGGCGAAATTTGAAGTTGATTGAATTTGTGGGAAAAGATGTGTCAGAGAACAGACAGAATGTCTGGGATACGCTGATGATGAAGAACAAGAAAAATGAAAAAGAAAGGGACTTGTATCCTGTATTGCAAAGCGATGCAACAGAGTGGTTTGAAAACAACAGGGGTGAAAAAAAATGATTCAAGTAAATGAGATTACAAAAATAACAGACATCATCGATAATCTGAAAAAAATCAGAAACGGTATCATCAATATTGCTCAACAAAATGCAGTTGAAGTGAACAGGTTACAGAATACAGACCCACATTTGGCAATTTGTGTTACGACATATTTTAATACGCTTGCGATTGTTGATGCGGCGCTTGCAACATCGGCAGATGCAATTGAAAAAGGTTTCGTGAAGCCTAAACAACATTGAGGTTTGTATGATGGACTTGGCAAATATAGAACTGACGCAGTTACCTGCATACGATGAAAACAAAAACCTTGATCTTGAACGCAAGGTTTTGTCATATATGTTACGCAAAGATCAAAGCGGTTTGAACACAGTAAAACGTGATTATTTCACAACGGAAATTAACAAAACGCTTTATGATATTATTCAGTCTGCGCGTTCAAGCATTACTTACGATCATGTGCGTGATTATTTCAAGAAAAAAGCTAAGATCAAAGAAGATTATACAGCAAACATTGAAATCATCAAGCGTATTTACAAGCGCGACATCGGCGACTTGAATCCAAAGAATGTTGAATTGCTGTATGAGAACTTACGGCAGGATTATTTGTTGCGTGAAGGCGTGCGCTTATCCATCAATATAATCAAAGCGGCAGAACAGAAAAGTCATGCAGACATTGTAAAGGCAATATCTGAATACAGCGCATTGAACGGTGCAAGCAATTTGATTCAGAGCGATGAGTATGTAGAAGGCTTTGCATCGCGTTTGAATCAGGCTGAGTATCTGAAAGAAAATTTTGATAACATCGGTTGTAAAACAGGCATACATAAAATTGATGCGTTGATCGGAGCGTTGAAGAAAACAGAGTGGGGTTTGATAATTGCCGACACGGGCGCTGGTAAAAGTATTTTGTTACAAGTGATTTGTGCAAACAACTATTATCAGTTCAATAAAAATGTTCACTATATCAGTTTTGAAATGCCAGTAAACCAAGTGTTTAACAGAAGCGATGCAAACCTTGCAGACATTGCATACAAGAAATTTCGCACAGGTGAACTGACTGCTGCTGATAAACGCAAGTGGAAACGCAAGATTGATGAAATGCAGGCGATGCGTAATAAGTATTGCGTTTCGTATATGCAACGCAGCGCGTGCGCTGATGAAGTGCGTAATGAATCATATCGTTTGCAAGATAAGTACGGAGTGCAGTTTGATTTGCTTGGAATTGACTATTTGAATCTGATGACATCAAATGCAAGCAAGACACAATCGAAAGATTGGAGTGACCAAGCTGATGTGTCATGGGACATTAAAATGCTTGCGGCTGAGTTTAATGGTGGTGTCGGTGTAACAATTTGGACACCAAATCAACGGACACAGGATAAAAATAACAAATCAGGCATTGTGTCCAAAAGTGAAGTACGGTATGCAAGAGGTATTTTAGAGCATTGTCCTTTTGCAATTGGTATGAGTCAGACACAAGACGATATTCTTGAAAATTTATTAACAGTAAACATTGTCAAAACACGTGATACTGAATCACCGACCGATGTGATAAAGTTGCGCCCGCAATTTGATTTTATGCGCATTACTGATTTTGATTTGCCAACAGGCGTGCAGGACATTGAGTGATGCCGCAAAAAATTAAAATCGCTATCGTCGTATTTGTAATATGTATTTATGTAGCAATAATTATTGCTGCGTTCATGCAAGGAAAAAGTGAATAAAATGCAAGACACAGATTTGTCGTTGATTGAGAAAATCGATATATCACATATCGATATTGAACACGAACTTGCTGAACGCGGTCTTGCGTACAGTAAGACATCAGGCGCGAATTTGAAAGCACATTGCGTAATGCCTAATCATCAGGATTCAACACCATCGGCGGTGATAAGTTTGCGCCCGAATAAATATGGTTTGTGGTACTGCAACGGTTGCGGCGCAAGTGGAAACTTTTTTCATCTGATTTCACATCTTGATGGAGTGTCGTATCGCGATGCTGTTTCGCAATTTTTTGGCGATACGACAGATATAGATTTTTTGCTGAAAACAGCGATTCAGATGTTGAAGAAGAAATCGCAAATACAGCCAATCAAATACAGGACTATCAACATGGCGAAATTTCACGCCTTGTCAAAACCGACAGGACGTGGCTTGAAATATTTGCAAAGTGATAAGCGCAAACTAACGCCTGAAACTATAGCAAAGTTTTGTTTGAGACAGATTGAAAAAGGAAAGCACAAACAGCGCATAGCAATACCGTATTACGGAAAGACAGGAAAAATATTAACAGTAAAGACACGAACATATTTGCCTGACAATGGCAAAAGAATCAAAATGCTTTCAGTTGTTGGAACGCAACCGAAGCCGTCGCTGTATGGTTTGTATGATTCGATTGGCAATGTGAACGTCAGCGGGTTCAAAGGCGCTGAGAATGAAGCAATACTTGTCGAAGGCGAGTTCGACGCAATGTATATGCAGCAGAATAACTACAGGGCATACGGATTGGGTTCAACAAGTATCAGCAGCAATCAGATTGCCGATGTTGTTAAAAATTTCGATCATGTTTATGTTGCGCTTGATTCGGATATGTTTGACACAGAAGAAAAACGCAAAGTGATGAAACGTCTGTGTGACAAGTTGGCAGCATTCATTCAAGTGACTGTTGTGCGATTGCCAGATGGACAAGACCCAAACTCAATGACCCCGAAACAGCTTGATGAGGTGTTCGGAAAGTTTTTTGCAAATCCATGACACTGATAAAAATGTTCGTGTGCATATATTAACATGAACATTTTTATTTTGCATCACGATGTAGTGCAGGCAGCGCAAGAGCATTGCGATGCGCACGTCAGAAAAATGGTTATCGAATACGCGCAACAACTTTGCAGCGTGTATTGGTTGAACGGCAAGAAAGCCCCATATAAATTAACACACCAAAATCACTATCCGCAGAAATGGGCAAGGCAGTCTTTCGCGCATTGGATTTGGCTGTTTGGTTTGTGGCGTTCTTTGCTCGATGAGTATGAATTTCGTTTCGGTAAAAAGCACAAAGCGGCAAGATTGTTGAAATGGTTTCAGCGCAATATGCCACGACAGAATTGGTTTGAGCGAGCAGATTTTGTGTTTCCTGACAGGAAAATGATCTATGTAGGTAATGTCAGACGATTTGCCAAAGAGTCGATCACAGAGACGTATAGGCGCTATTACAGACGGGCGAAGCGTAATTTAATGGTATTTACCCGGCGAGAAACCCCGATTTGGCTTTGAAATTGGCCCAAAAACAGCAGTCAGGGCAAGTTATTAACAAAAAAATTGAAATAAATTTCAAAAAATTGAATTTTTTTGGCCCTTTGGTGCGTTCTTGCGCATTATATATGTATGAAAACAACAATAACACAAATCAATAAATTTACAGGTCGGCATTCAAAAGCAACTGTCACAACAGGATGTAATTAGTGCAATTGAGGGCGGTGTATAATGTCAGAACAGGAATTGAAAATCGTTACGCGAGAACTCGATCTGCTTGCAGATAAGTACAGCAAGTATGCGGCATTGTCACATGCGATGCTGTATCAAAATGTCTCAGATCAATTCACAGCACTTGCAAGAGCACTGCGTGAACAGAATCATAAAAAATTTGAAGCATTGGCTTAGGGAGAGAGCATGAAAAACACATTTACATTTACAAACAAGTGGAGTGCAAGTGTGAACGCACGGCGCTTGATGAAAATTATGGGAGAGACAGGACACGACATTCGCAAAGTCGATACAGGTGAAGATTTGCTTGAATTTTACATTGACGGTGAACAGTTCATATCTGACTGGAAATGGAATGAACTTGAATCGTGGGGTTTATCACTTAGCGGTTTGCCGCACGTTACTGTTATTCAAGCAACTCCTGAAAAACTTGTGTTTGAAATTGACAACGGCAGCTATATGTTGGAAACAATTGAAACGCAAGAAGAATTGATGAGAACGCAGCAGATGTTTGCTTTATCAAGTGAGGCGGTATGAAAATAAACTTAGGGCGCATAGTGATAGCGCACGGTATCACGAACCTTATTGAATCGGAAACCCTATCTAAAAAGCAGATCAGCGATTTGATAATCAAACAGATGAATTGTGATTGGGGTGAAACGACAGGCAATGATGCACGCGTGAATAGCGAAGCTGCAAAAACAAAACAAGGTAGAATTTTGTCTGCGCATACTATTAACAAAATTACGATTTGGGTTATCACTGATTTTGGACACGGTGAATATTCAACAACAACGACGGTATTGTTGCCGTCAGATTATTGAGAGGGAAAATGAAGGTAGCAGAAATGGTGCAAGATCATTTGATGGATATTGTAGAGCAAAGTCAAAAAATGTTTTACAATAAATTTCAAGAATTTGTAAAGGCACAGCCAGATTCGCGTTTTGAGGGCTTATTGGACATCAATATGATTTACGATAGCCTGATGAACGAATTTGTTGCTAAAATACAAGCAGGAGAAATACAACATGAAAAAACTCGTTGAGTCAAAAAAGAAAAAAGAAAACAACAACTATCCATGCAGGGTAGCTGTCACGAAAGAAGCACACGAGTATTTGAAAAAAATCGCAGGTGAGCGCGGCGGTAAATCGTTTATCGCATCACGGGCGATTCTCATGTTCCGATAAGTGATTCAAGATCATCAAAAAAATACGGCAAAAGGAAACGTAAGATGAAAATAAAAAACATAACAAAAGCAAACGCGTTGGCCCAAGAGTACGGCGCGATTATTAAAAGTCAGGTTCGTTATTATGCAAGAAAGCGTACTGCAATGGACACGGCGTTTTACGACGAGTTATATTCAGAAACGCTGTTGTACGTCTATGCGCACATCGGTTCATTTGACATCGATAAAGCTGCGATACAAACGTATGTCGCGCGTCTTGCTGAACAAGGCATTAAGCGATTTTTTCAGACACTGCATCGTGAAGCGAATACCAAAAAAAATCTGTTGGAAGCTACAGTATCTGCTGAATATTTTTCAGCGCCGGACAAGTCACTTGAACAGATTGAAAACGAGGCAGTGATTGAATCGTTTGTCGAGTTTTTGCGTAAACAGAAACGCTATAACGAAATTCGTTACATCAACGCGACGACGCTCTATGGCTATTTGACTAAACAAAAGGCCGCAGAAGTTTTGCGCGTGTCAGAAAGCACAGTCATGCGTATCATATCATCGATCAGAATGATGGCTGCTGAGTGGACAAAAACCGAAAAAAATCGATTAGCGTGGTACTAAACCACGCTAATTTGTGCATATATAGTTATTGTTAATATCAAACAGGGGTTCAAAAAAAATGATTCAATCAATTAAGTTTGTAATTCGCCTTTACCGTAAATTCAAGTCGCAAGCAACAGAAAAATTTGAACACAACTATATGTTGCTTGCTCAACAAGCAAGTAGGCTAATTAAGTATTACGATTATGTTGTGTATTTTTTGCTAACAGCGAGTGGGTGGCAATTGTGGTACGCATTTGGACACGGTTCATACACTGTAGCGGGATTTTTCAAAGCGCTTGGTATTGAGCTTGCATCAGGTTTGTTTAACAGATCGATTCGCAACGCAGAATCAATGCAGGCAAAGCGTTGGCATATCTGGTCGATGTTATGGGTGATTGTTGTCATCAGCACTGCTGCAAACTTGCGTTTTGAATATGAGAGGCATCTTGCCGAATACACCGCTGCAAACAAAATCGAAGGTGGCATTGTACTTAACTGGAAAAACATAATTGCGTATTGTGATATTTTGAATCACATAGAAGCATTTTTCTTTTCAGGTTTCATTCAGTTTATTGCAATTGGAGTCATCAAAGCAGCCGCGACGCAATTTTCGATGGTTGAACTGTATGTTGAGCGTGAAGAAGAACGCATTGAACGCCGTCTGTATTTCAAAAAGTATCGCAGAGCAAAGCGTGGCCGTGGGAAGGCAAAGCGTGGCCGTGGTAGAGGCAAAGGAAAGCGTGGTGGTGCGCGACGTGGTGTTGTCAGAAAATCAAGAAAGTGAAAATCAAAAGCTGGCAGGAAGGTCTTGAAGTGATTAACTATATGCTGCGCGACAGCAAATACAAATTCGCTGAAAAGACCTTAAATGGTATTTCCGATACGATCATCAAGACTGAAAAAATGACCGAAAAGCAACAAAAAGCTATTGTTAATATTTTGCATTCAGTTAAGGATTGACCATGATAACTATTGAGCATGAAATCGCAAAGCAGATATGCGCAGAATTTACAGGCAGCGAAGTCTGCAAATTTATCTTGATTGAAAAAGCCGATGGTAAAACAATCGATATGATCTACACAGGATTGCTTCGCAATGAAGATGAGGCGCATGAGAGAATCATGCGTCGCTTAAAAGGTTCATCGTTTATTATCAAAACGCAGCGCCTGAACAAATCACGATTCAATATTATTCTGACAAGTTTGTCAGTCAAATGGTACTGGATTCGTAAAGAGAACACTCATGTTTTTTTGGCAACAAAAGTGCAATGGGACTAAATAGCATGAAACAGCAATATGTTAATATTCACACTCATACAACTTATTCATTACAAGATGGCATGGGTCAGGTTTCAGAAATACTTGATCTTGCTAAAGCCAAAGGGTTCAAAGCGCACGCTTTTACAGATCATGGCAATCTGTTTCATGTTGCTGATGCGCAATTATGGCAGAAGAAAAACCCTGATTTCAAAGTGATTCATGGGTGCGAGTTCTATCTACGTGAAGATGTCGATTTTATTAACACACAACGTGAAGCGTTGGAAAAGTTGGTTAAGGAAAAGTTGCTCACCAAAGAGCAGATTGCGGCAGAGAGAAAAAAGCTGCGTCAATATTTTCACCTAATTTTGCTTGCGAAAAACGAAACAGGTCTTGAAGGGCTATTTGAGTTGAATCAGTTTGCGTGGAAACATGGTCGGTATTACAAGCCATGTATCGACATGAAACGGCTGCGTGAGAATGAAAAGATACGCGGCAATGTAGTTGCAACAAGTGCGTGCCTTGCCGGTCAATTGGCGCAGATTGTATTAGGCAAATACGATAAGCACATTGAGACTTTATATAAAGAGTTCAAAAAGATATTCAAGAACGATTATTATCTTGAAGTGCAGATCAATGAAATTGCAGATCAGGCGAAAGTGAATAATGCGCTAATCGATCTTGATAAAGACAGAATCGTTTTCAGTAACGACAATCATTATCTGTGTGAGAATCATGCAAAGACACATTCAATTCTGCTTAATTTGCAGATTGGTAAAATGCCTAACGAAAAAATCACAGATGAACAAGCGGCGCAATCGGGCGTTGCATGGGAATTTGAAGCAAAGCATTTATATCTAAAAGACACGTCACAGATTTTCCGGCAGCGCGACATCTGGCAAAAGAATTTGAAAAACAACGTGCTTGAAAAAGCATTACAGAATACACTTGAAATCGAAGCGAAAATCGATGTCATACAACTAAACGATAAGCCAAAAATTTATCAGATATACGGTGTCGATGATGGCTTTGAGACTTTGAAAAAAAAGTGTTATGCTAAACTGAAAAAAACACAGCACGCGAAAGACCCTGTATATATAAAGCGTCTCGAACATGAACTTGCCGTTATCAAGCAGAAGAAATTTTATGATTATTTTTTGCTTGTTGAAAAATTCATTGAGTTAGCAAACGATAACGAAATCACTGTTGGTGTTGGCCGTGGTAGTGCGGGCGGTAGCTTAGTAAACTATCTGCTTGGCATTACAGGCTTAGACCCGATAAAGTATGGTCTGTTTTTTGAACGGTTTTTGGACTATGAGCGTAATGATTTTCCTGACATAGATATTGATTTTGACGACAACAACAAAATCAAAGAGTTGATACGAGACTATGTTGGACGCGATAATTTTGCTTTGATTAGTACGTTTGGCACTTTCAATCTTAACAGTCTGTTTCGTGATGTGTGCAGAGCGTTTAGCGTGCCGCTTGAAATTGTCGATCAGTTCGCCAAAGTTCTTGAAGCTGAACAGAAGCGTTATCGCCGTGACAACAACATACCGCCTGTTGAAAAAATAGAAAAAGACGCGTTGCTGAAAATATATGCTGATGTTGCTAAGATGACAGGATTTTCAAAACGCTATCCAGAAATCAATGAACATATCGACGTATTGTTGAATCAGTACAAATACCTTGGTACGCACGCAGGCGGAATTGTTGTGTATGATGATTTGTATAAGAAAATGCCTGTTGTGTTTGTTGATGGTGAACAGCAAACAGGATTTCCAGAGTCAGGAACACACGCGATACTTTCAAAGTTTGGTTGGGTTAAGTTTGACATTCTCGGTGTTAAGACATTGAAGTACAAGAACGCTGTATCGAAATATTTACAACGTGACATCACTGACGAAATTTCACCTGACAAGTTCCCGTTTGATGATAAGAAAGTGTTTAGGATTTTTCAGAAAGGTCTTACGCTTGGCATATTTCAGTTTGAAGGTCGTGGTATCACAGAGTTTGCGAGAAAGGTTAAGCCAGAATCATTTGAAGAAGTGTCTGACATTAGCGCGATATACAGACCTGCTCCGTTGAGTGCCAAACTTGATGAAATGTATTTGGAAAATAAACGCGCCAACAAAGCATCATACATACATCCAAAACTGAAAAATATTTTGGGATACAGCAAGGGTGTTCTTGTTTATCAGGAACAATTGATGCAGATTTGTCACGAACTTGGTGGCATCAGTCTTGCTGATACGAACCTTGTGCGTAAAGCAATTAGTAAGGCTCAAAATAATGACGCGATTGTTGCTATGAAAAAAACTATGTTTGCTGGCTTTGCAAAAAATGGTTTAAGCACAGAAAAGAGCAACAGACTTTGGGAATACTTAGCAAAGTTTGGCGGATACTGTTTTAATAAATCACATTCATACGCGTATTCATTTATCAGTTTGCAGACTGCGTATATGAAGGCGCATTATCCTGCACAGTTTTATGCAGCATACATAGCGCATGAGCCAGTAGAAAAAATCGCAGCTATAGCGAGCGAAATGCAGCATTTTGGCCTGAAATTGAAATTGCCAATACTGTCAAAGTTTGATGAACACGTAATGATTGATGGCGATGCTCTATACCTTGGCTTAACAAATGTCAAAGGTATTGGTGAACTGGCAGCGCGTGAAATCAAGCGCGTCGATAAGATCAAGAAGCTGAAAACGCTGAAAGATTTTTTCGATAATGAACACATGGATTATCGTGTTGTCAATTTTGAGGTTCAGAAGATATTGATTCAGTTTGGATTTTTTGACGAAATTACAACAGACAGAAATTTGTTAATACAGTGGCTGACTTATTATTTGCGCTCTGTTAAGCAAGCGACGTATTCAACCAATGACTTTTCATTGAAGTTGATGCGTGAGAATACTAAACTTGCCAAAATTAACCATGCAAACAATGAAGCTGTCGCAGCAGTCAAAGCTGAATACAAGAAAAAACATAACGGTGATAGGATTTGGCAAAAAAAATTCAAAGCCGATTACCCCGATGTGTCTGTGATATATGCAAATGCAGCAGTAGTTGATGCTCAGATACCGTCGATGACAGATAATGAAAAGTGCAGACTTGAAATTGATCTTGTTGGATACACAGAGCGCGATATGTGGGAAGCACTTGGTTATGCTGATGAGAAACGCCGTTTGTGTGAGCGCAATGCCAGATTTACCGCTGACTTTAATGATTTAGAACCGGGTGCAGCGCCGATATTCATTTTTTTGCTCAAATCAATAAGATATGCAAAAGACAAGCGCGGCAACAAGATGGCATTTATGGAGTGTGCTGATAAGACAGGACACACAGAAGTGATACCGATATTCGCCAGTGATTTGAAGGAAATCAAGGCTGATTTGACACCGGGTTTGCTATACAAAACAAAGTTTAAGCGCAATACAGGTCAATATTCAGGGTTTATGCTTGCAATCAGTAAGATTGCTGCCATTAAAAAATAAGAAAAGCGTGATACCAAAAACACTGGAATTGTGCATATATTTGTATGACAAAACGTAAAGTGGCTGCACAATCAAGCAGCGACGGTGTTGAAACAACAATGCAATCAACAGATGCTGAAATATTCAATCGAATATCACAGATAAACGTATCTGCTGATTGGATACAGATTCGTGAAGATTTGGACAACATCTTGAAGGTTGATTACAACAATCCTTTAGCTGTTGCAGAAAAACTCGCGAATGCACCACGTATGAAAAATTTTTTTGGTCAGGCACGTATTACGATCAAAGAAATGATTGCGAAAAAGCAAGAACAGTATTCGCATTGGTATGCAGAAAAACTGAACCAGTTGCCTGATAAAATGGATAAGGGAACGCAGAAAGAGCGCGAGCGTATTATCAAGCAAAAAAATCTTGTCGAATATGAAGAAAAGTTCGCTATTCTGAGTGACTTAGAGGTGTATGAACAGCGTCTGACTCTTGCAGAAGAATGTATGCGTTATCAGGAACGCGCATTGAACGCTGTTGCAGGAATGATGTGGGGAACGCTGCGTGATAAAGAGACACCACCGACAGGTAGACATGATTTCGCCAATGACGACGGAATCTGACGGACTATTTATAGTCAATAAAATAAAACGGAGTGAAAGTAAAATGGCAGGACGAAAAATGACGGCAGATAGCATCACCGCCAAAATCGCAAAGTTGCAAGAAGCCAACGACAAGCGTAAGGCAAAAATTGATGCAGTAAGTCAAAAAATCAAAGACCTGAAAAAGAAACTTTCCAAAGCAAAGTGAGGTAAAGCAAATGGCAGATTTGGCAAACGAAAGTGACATTGATGCGCACTTAGACGCGTCAAAAGGTAGCGGTGGTAAATACCCTGTATTCAAATTTGAGCCGGGAACAAATTACTTTTTGTTGCTGAGCACGAATTTTTCAGGCGGACATCATCACTGGGCGAAAACAACAGCGGATTATCCAACACCGATTCCATCAGTGAATCAGGCAAAAGGATATTCGCCAGAAGAAGATGCGTTTGATGCGTGGTGCGAAAAAACTTTCAAACAGGCTCGCAAACTCGAAAAAGAAGGCGATAAAGAATCGGCTAAGAAACTTTTAGAGAAAGCGAAAAAAGTGCGGTCAACATACTCTGCACGTTTTGTCGCGCTGAAAGGTAAAGTCGTGATTCGCGAAAATGCAAAAGGCGATGAGGAAGAAGTGGTGATTTTCAAAAGCAAGTCATACACAGCAGAACCGGGTATTCTGATTCTTTCTCAGGCGCGTACAAATTCACTGTTGCATTCGATTAAGTCGGAGTGGCCTGAAAGCGATAAAGGCGCAGCGGCGGATTTTCACAAAGCAAAAGATGTCACCAAGTTTATCATCTGCGCAACGCAAGACCCGAAAACAAAGAAGATCACATGGTCACTTTTCGATAAAGTGAATATGGAAAAGCTGCCTGAGATTGATGAGTCTTTGCTAAAAGATATGATTGCCGATTGCGCTGAACAGTACAAGCCCCTTTCGCGTGACGAGTTCAAAGCGCAGTATCAGGCGTTTATCGACAATGGTGCATCATCTGACGATGAAGATGAAGATGATGACCTTGGCGATGAAGATGAAGATGACGGCAAAAAAAAGACCGACAGAAAAAAAGGCCGCACGAAAGATGACGACGATGATGATGACATCTAAGTGAGGAAAAATGCCGAGAGGTCGTAAAAAAAAATCGGCAGTGAAAGTAGCGGCGGAGCAATCCGCCGTTGCTTCATCTGTATCAGCAAAAAAGCAAAAAGAACCTAAAATAAATCCTAAGTTCGATCTGTTTATCAATGATAAGCGATGGAGCAAAGGCGATGAGTTCACGTTTGAGCGTGAAAAAGCAGAAGGTATAGGTTCGCGTTTTATTAACTTAAATCTTGCATTCACTGGAACACGCGATGTGTTATTCGAGTGGGGACGGATGGCTGAAATCACAGGTGAAGATGATTGCGGCAAAACAACATTTTGCATTCAAGTTGGAGTTGATTTTCAAAATCAGTTCAATGAACCGTGGTTCTTTTGCGATTCAGAAAAACGCCTGAATGCAACATACGCAAAAGCACTTGGTGCAAATCCAAATTTGATGCACGTGAAACGCCCGGCGACAGGTGAAGAAGCATTTGAACAGCTTAAAGAAGCTGTAAAGACGGGCTATCGGTTTATCGTGAATGATTCAATACCGGGCAATGTACCGATGGCGATTATGACAGGCAAAGCAGAAGATCATCACATGGGCTTACACGCACGCTTGGTGAGCAAAGAAACAAGTGTGTTGCGTCATTTGGTTGCAAAACACAAAGCTGTAATTTTGTTTGTAAATCAGCTTACTAACAAAATTGGCAGCATGGGTGACCCGCTTGATACGCGGGGCGGCAGAGCATTGAAATATTGGCTGTCGTATCGCGCACGCTTTTTTGACCCGCGCGGCGACAAGGTTGTGTCAGGCGATTTGAGTGCATACGATACAGAGCGTATTGACGACGATCAGAAGCGCCTGAAAGAACTCGGAAAAGATGTGCGTGTAAAAATTTTGAAAAATAAATCGGCAGCGCCTTGGAGTGAAACAAAGATGCGCCTGTTTTATGGCAAAGGATTTGATGAACAGTTTTCGCGTTTGTCGTTCTATGCTGATTTAGGCTTAATCAAAATGTCAGATACTGGCAAATCGATTGAGTATAAAGGCAAAGATATTGCGCATAAAACATTTTTTGAGAAAATCGTTAATGACGAAAAATTCATACAGGCAGTTGCAGAAAAACTGAAAGAGTGACAGTATGCCAAAAAAAATACAAAGCACAAATCATTTGAAATTGCAGACAGATATTTTACCTGCAATGTTTACTGCTGATTGGCACTACGGCCATGATCGTGAACGCAAGATATTTGAAAAAACACAGAACGATCAGATTGAAGATGCGTCGAGTCAGCTTGTTGATTACGCAATCGATCATGGTATCAGACGAATCTTTATTTTGGGTGATGTATTTGACAAGAAACGTCCATTGCCAGAAGATGAGTTGCGCTTTGCAAAATTTCTCAATCGCTGTATTCTTAATCAAATACACGTTCATGCGTTTGATGGCAACCATGAGGCGAATGAATTTGGTGCGACGATATTTGATACATTATGCGAAACGTATGCCAACAGTGAATATATACACATCTATAAAAAACCATTTGGTTTTCTTGATGAAAAAGGATTGGTGTTGTACTATATCGTGCCGCACATTCATGCGAAAAACTGCAACGAATTGCAGTTGTCACCTGCTGATTATTTGCGTGATGCTCTTGAAAAAATTGAAAATGAAATTCAGTTAAGTGGCGGCAAACCTATACGCCGTTACCTGTTAGGGCATTTTGAGAATGAAAAAGCTATACCGGGCGCTGAAAAACTGCTGCTTGCAAATACTGCTAACACGCTTGGCAGTGCATCATTCGCAGAAATTCGCAAGACATTCAAAATTGATGCAGTAGTTAGCGGCCACATTCATAAGCCGCAAATCATTGATGACTTTTTCTATTATACAGGCTCATTGATTTGCAATGACATTAGTGAAGCAGAAGATCAGAAAGGGTTTATTGAACTCAATGAGAAAGCGCAATTCAAATTCAGACCGTTACGTGTGCAAAAATGGAAGCGTGTATTTTTCGATCTTGATGTGCAACGCCGCAAATCGCCGTTCACTATTGAGGAACTTAAACAGAAAGGCTTGAAGCAAATCGCGAAAGACATTGATGGATGTTTTGCTCATGTCGTTATCAGATACCGCGCTGAATCAAGGCAGCTAATCGATTTTGATGAAATCGCTGATTATTTGCACGATAATGCAGACACTGAGTTTGAAATCAGACACGAGGTCGTAAATGATAAAGCGACAGTGCAGGCGCGCGCTGCGCTTACCACAATGACGCCAAAACAGGCATTGCAGGCTTGGTTTGATATGCGATTTGATGGCGATAAGGACAATGAGGATATTGCTCAGAGCACGCGTGAACTTGGTATAACAATTATGGAGCGAAATATATGATACAGGAAATCAGCGCAAAAAAATTCAGAACTCTTGATGATGTCACTGTTAAAATACCTGCTGTCAAAACAGTGAACTTTGTTGGCCCTAAAGGTTCAGGGAAGTCTTCACTGTTTGAAGCAGTTGCCGTTGCGTATTTCGGTAAAGGCCGCACGAAAAATTTGCAAATGATGGGCCAAGATGAAAATTTTACCGTTGCGGTGAAACAGACTGTTGCGAATGAAAAATGGCAGATAAGTCGATCTGATAAAAAAGTTGGTCAGTCATTGGTGTTTGACTACAATGAAAAACATTACGAATCAAAAAAAATCACCGAGGCACAGGAACAATTTAATAACTTGTTTGGTTGCGACATCGACGTATTTATGAATACATATTATTTTCAGCAAGGCGAAGCCGATTTGTTATTCACCGGGTCAGGCGGCCCACGTATGGAATTGATGCGCAGGATATTCAATTTCGATCTATTCAAAAAGTGTTTCAAAGATGCAGATGCGCGCTACAAAGCAGCAGTAAAATCCATTGATGAAATCAATGGTGGAATATCAGAATTGAAAGTGCGTGTGTTGAGTGCAGAAGCGATAGCTGAAATAAAATCACAAATCGCAGAGACAAAGCAAGCACGCGAAAAATATCAAGAATTGATTTCGATTGTTAATAAAAAAATTGCTGTTCTGCCAGATGAGTCAAGTAACGCAGATGCAATTCGCCAATCAGAACAGCTTGATGCCGATATTAACAAAATGACGACAAAGCTGAAAGAGGTAAATTATGATGAGCATGAAACACGTCGCGCTCTGAAAGAACTTGAAACCGCCGGTGTTGTTTATACGCTCGATAAGGATTCAGAAATTGAATCACTTGAAAATGAAATAAGAAGTCTTAAAGATTCTGTTGCTGATGGAAATTCGTCACTGAATAGAATAAAGCGTTTGTTGAACGAACACGAATCAGATTTGAAAAAGCTGAATCAGCAAGGCGATATATGTCCCACATGCGGGCGCGATGGATACGATCAACATACCAAACGCATACCAGAAGTGCAGGAGACGATTGAGAAGCTGAAAAAAGATTTGAGCATGATTGAAAAGCAAGTTGCAAAACATTCAGAATTGCTCGCTGTATCAGAAAAAAAGCACATTGATTTATCAACAGCGAAGCGTCTGACGAGACGTATAGATTACGCAAACGAACTTAGCCGGAAAAAACAGCAGCGTGAAAAATACATCGACATTATTGCGCGTTACAAATCTGCTAAATTAGAACGTCAAAAATTGCAGAACGAGCACGATGAACTTTCTGATAAAATTGCTCAGACGATGCGCAAAGAAGAACAGTTGAAGTTGGAAATCGCGCAAAGTGATGAAGCGAAAAAAGCGATAGCAGAACGCAAAGAAGAAATTGCTCAGATCAATACTGAAAAACGTAAGTGTGCCATTTTGCTCGAAGCGTTTGGCAATGCAGGTGTTCCAAAATATCTGTTTGAAAACGTGTTGCCTGTTTGGGAAAATAAAGCAAATGAAATTATATCACAGCTTGACGACACACACAGGGTTAAAATTGTTTCAGACGATGCGGCGATAAATTTTTATGCAGTGTCGAAGTTTGGTGATAAGGAATATGCAGATTTGTCAGGCGGTGAAAAAGCGATATTCACTTTTAGCGTCAGGCTTGCACTGACATACATCTTAATCGATCTATTCGGCATGAAATATCGCGTGATATGGCTTGATGAAATGTTTGGTGCTATCGATTCAAAAAGTCGCGAAGCAGTGTCAAAGATGATTAAGATGCTTGCAAAAGATTTTGAACAAATATTCATCATCAGTCACAATGAAGATTCTGATATTGCAGAGGCAGTTTTCAAATTCAGCAAAGACGAAAATGGTTTTACGCGAATTGAGGCAGCATGAAAAAAATAGATCAATACGATAGTGGCATATCTATATTGAAACATGAGAAATAAATGACAGTCGAATTGCTTGAAGCCAGCAATGTTAAAGGCGATGCGGAATGGAGCCGCCGCATAAAAGAGCGTGACAAAGAATGCAAATTGTGTGGTTCACGTAGTGGTTTGCAAGCCTGTCACATTGTTGGCAGGACGTGTGAAAAGTTAAGATACAGTATGCTAAACGGAGTGACGCTGTGTTTCAAATGTCACAGTAAAGCAACGAACGATGTCAGTTCAGCAGAAGAACAGATCATGCGGTATGCAATGTGCCGTGCATTCGGATTTGACTTTTATGATGTGTTGCAGGCGGTGAAGTACGATGTTTGATAGCTATTCGCATCTTATCGTTGATGAAATGAATTTGTGCCACAGGCTGTATGCCACATCAAAACATTTAAGTTGGCAGGGACAACCAACAGGACTTATCTATTCGATGATGCGTTCACTGATTGGCTTTTACAAGAAGGGTTTTGAAGGTCGTATCTATATCTGTTCTGATTCTGAAATGACATGGAAAAAAGAAGCAGGGCTTGGGTATAAAGCAGACAGGCAGAACGCAGTTGTTGGTGATTTTTGGACACAGATAAAAGAGCTACGCCAAATCCTATCACATTCATCAAAAATCGTTTATGTATCCGCACAAAAATATGAAGCTGATGATTGTGCATACACGTTACTTTATCGCAATGAAGATTGCATCGTTCCAAGTTCTGACAAAAAAGTTCTGTTATATACGCAAGACAGCGATTGGTATTATTTCACTAAACGTGGCGATGTGGATTTGTTTGATGGCAAAAAAATATTAACAAAAACAATCATTGAAGAAAAGCATTCACCCGTGCCGGTAGAAAAAATCGTGCTCTATAACGCACTGAACGGTTGCAGTCACAATAATGTCAAAAGTGTTTTCGATGCAAAAAAAGCGAAAGAAATAGCAATGCAGATCGACAATATTGTTAATATCAAACTTGGCTCTGAATACGCAGAAGTTGCCGATAAGATCATGGATAATTATTTTCTTGTGAGGCCAATGCTTTGTGAAGTTGAAATACTATCTATGAAGCACCATGATGCTGAAAATATCATACGTGCCGCGATGGAAAAATATGGTATCAAGTCTTTGATTGAGTACGCAGGACTAATTGCATGAAAGCCGTGTATGAGTTTGCCATCAAACCGCTGTCGTTAAATGAAATGCTTGCATCACGTTGGCTGAAAGATAAATTCAAACGTGAAATCTATGCACAGCTTACTGAATACCTTGAAGTGGATATAAACACCAAGCTGCACGTTGTTGAAACAAAGAGAAAAAAACGCAAATTTGTTTTCAGGCGGTATGCAAAACCGTTGTTTGAAATTGTTAATATTGCGTGGCAGATACATTTTGAGAAAAGCAATCGTCGTGACTTAAACAACTTTATTGGCGGCTTAAAGTGGGTGCAAGATTGTTTGGTGTCAGCTTGTGTGCTGGCTGATGACGACACAAATCACATAAAACGCGAAACATACAAGATTGTTTGTCCGTCGAAATTTACAGGGATAAGGGTTACAATAAATGGGAAAGGGTGAAAGGATAAGGGAAGAACGAAAAGTGAAAAATGAGCAAATAGCGGCAGCGCAGAAAGAAATTCAGAATGGTCTGAATGAGATTCAGGAAGTGCAACGCGGTCTTACAACATTGACGACACGGAATGGCGATTTCATATTTGCAATCACAGGTTTACTGATTGAAAAAGGGATTGTCACCGAAAATGAGCTTAAAGATAAAGTCGAAGCAATAAAGCAGAAACGCAATCAAGACATCAAAAAACACTTTGAGAAACTTGAAATAAACAAGGGAGAAAAAGAAGATGCAAAAGAATAACTATAAAAAATTTTTGGACTTTCTGTTGGAACAGATAGCCCTGTTCCCAGATTTTGATTTCAGCGTTGGTGATACACCTGAATTATCATCACGTTCGTTTTACCGCAATCTGCAAACATACACTGCGCATTATGCGCTGATGGGGTTGAATGATGACAATGAGTTGTATCAGCAATTCAGAAAAGACCTGCAAGCTGATGTGCTTTTGTGGCAGCAAATTTGCAAAGCCTATTCCGAAATCGTGAAGTCGAACAGCAAAGACAAGTATCAAAAACTTGTAACGATCATCAAGGCGTATCGTGAAAAACTTACACAGCCTGAGCAGCCAGAACAGAAAGACGAACTGCCAGAAACTCTGAAAGAAGAAGTTGGTTTGTCTGAGAATGAAGATGCAGAGGCAGAAGCACTCTTGCAAGAGCAACAACAGAAAGAAGAAAAGAAAGCTAAGAAAAAGGCTTAATGGCCGCAGCAAAGAAAAAAAACAGCGCAAAGAAAAAGCGATTTGATGCAAGTCAAATCGCTAATCTGACGCCTGAGACAAAGGCATCAGATGTTCCGCAAAGTGTATTGAGAAAATACAAAGCGGAAAAATATATCGCGTTGATGCCTGACGGTTCAGCACGCTGTCAGGCTATCCGTGGTGGTACAATCGCGCAGTGTGAAAATCGTGCACTTTCAAATGGATTTTGCAGGAAACATCTAAACAACGCGCGCAGCATAAGTGCAAAACAGCGCAATCCAAAATCGTCTCGGCCTATAGAATACACAGCGACAAAATCAGATTTCATGTCGCGTGTTGCTATGTTTCAAAAGAACAGAGAAATCACAACGAAAAATGATGAAGAACTTGCGATACAAAAAATCAACATATATAAGTTCATTGAAGAAATTGAACGCCTTGAACAGATTGATGCAGAACTGATTGAGCGTTTCAAAGAAAATATGGAGCGGGAATTTTTTTCTGAGCCTGAGATTGATGAAGAAACAGGTGAAGAAAAACCCCGCAATCTGTCGCCGCTGCCTCTTGAATGGCCTGAAACTGCATGGCTAAAATTTGGCCCACAACTTTCATCTATGCTTGAAGCATATAACAGGATGAAGCAGCGTCAGCATGAAATTCTGTATGGTAAGCAAGTTACTTTTCGCGTTGAGATTGTCGAAATGATTTTTAATCGTTTTGAATTTCTTGTTAAAGACATTTGTGCGAATGACATAACAAAACTCGAAAAGTTCGCAATTGGTTTGAGGCAGATGGGTTCTGAATTGGTAACAACTGATGCAAATAAACAGCATAGCTGACGTAAGACGTTTCTTAGAGCATGATATAGTTTATGTCGATAGGGAAAAGGAATCGCTTGCTGGCTTGTATGCAAGCAAGGCTGATAGTATATTGGATTATGCGAACTATATTCGCGGTGACGATAACCTGCAAACATGGGTGGAAAAAAACATTGTCTTAGCTGGAAAAAACTTTTCATACACAGCAGAAGGCAGTGTCATGCAGTTGGCAGACACAGACAAGCGCCCTGATCTATTTCACAGACCGTATCTGAAAGCACTTGTGTCAGATTTCTGTCACGATAAAACGATCATAAAACCAAGGCAGTCTGAAAATTCACAGGGTGAAATAAACGAAAACCTATATATGTTGATGACCATGCCAAACATTAACATACTGCATTTGTTCCCGACAGCGGGCATGGCAAATGAAATCGCTAAGAAAAAAGTCGATGTGATTGTTCGTCAAAGCCCAAATATTTTCAAACGCATGATGCGCCCGTACAACATTACAACGAAAGCGGCAGATAATAATTCGTTCTATTCACTGCTTGGGAGTTTTAATGATTCGGGTGGCCGTGGTCAGAGTGCTGACAAAATCACGTATGATGAGTTTGAATTTCAGAATCCAAAGATCAAAGAAGTGTATGCTGAATCAATGTCGCACAGTAAGATTCAGCGCGAAGTAAAACTTTCAACACCGACAATACCAAACGGCCCAATTGACAGAGCGTATTCAGCGAGTTGCCAATTTGTTTGGAAGTTCAAGTGTGAGTGTTGTAAGCGCTGGCAATCATTTGAGTTTCCGTACAATTTGATAAATTACTTTGGAAAAGAAACTGTCAAAATGGAATCGCCTGAGTATTACGACAGGCTTAAAAAAGTGTACTTAGGATGTCGCTATTGCAAGACTTATGTTAATAGAACAGGTGAGTTCTATTTGAAAAACAGTCTGTGGGTTCCTAAACACAAACATCTTGTCGGTGTACGTAATGGCTATGCGATAAATCAGATGATGTTACCTTGGAAAACAGGCAAAGAAATTTTGCACAAGTATCACGCGTTTCAGTTCGTTGAGCAGTTCTGGAACGAAATTATGGGACGAGCATTTCTTTCAGAAGAAAGACGCATAAGCGATGATGTGTTTGAACGCTGCATCAATTATGGTTTGCGCAATGTTGTATCAAACAACAATTTTTTTGACAGAACGTCGGTAGGCACTGACTGGGGAAAAACTGAATCGTGGACAATTGTTGGTGGTTCGCGTTCTGATGCTAATGATGATCGTTTCACTGTCGCTTATGCAGCAAGAATCGACAACGATCATTTGATTAGTGTTGGCTTAAAACCATCTGAGTTATCGCATCAAAAGCGTGTGCATCAGATTTGTACGTTATTTAATGCAGACATAAGTGTGAATGATGCAAACGGAATCGGCGCAGATAAAAACGCTTATCTATATGAAGCATTGCCTGATGGTACAACGTATGGCGCGTTTTACGATACGCAAGGCGACCAAAAACAATTGATAAATAAAGATTTCAGAGCGACAAAGTATATTGAACCTGCATGGAATGAGACAAAAAGGATTGTGACTTTGAATAGAACTGTTGCGTTCAAATTGTTGCTCACTTTGATTCAGGAAGGCGAAATTATTTTTCCAGCGCGTGACCCTATTATCGATCAAATGATTGAGCATATAAAAGCGTGTAATATACTTACGCGCAAAACAGATGATGGCAGAGAATATGAAGTGATGATTAGCACAGGTGCAGACCATTTTGCGCACGCATTGCTTTATTCGTATTTTGGTTGGAAAAAGCTAACGAAACGTAGTAAAAATCCGCTTGGTGCTATTGGCGACGATGTGTTTTGAATTTTGCTTTACGCATTGCTTTTCAATAGGTGAGTGCGTGGTATATGGCTAAGAAACACAAAAAAAATCAACATCTGAGTGCGCCACAGGCGTTGATAAAATCTGAGAAAAAAACATATTCAGATTATGAACACTTTGTTTCAGATGGTGCACTGAATCCTGTTGCGGGTCAGCTATATTATCCAGATCAATTGCAAACAAATCAGAATCAGCTTTTGGAAAGATTTTTCCAAAACGATTTTGATATTCTCAGAATGATACCTGAGAAAAACATTATTATCGGCTCAATCATAAACAATCGTTGTATGACCGTGAAAGCGTTTGCTACTGTTTCTGAGAGTGACGATAAGCCCGGTTTCAAAGTGCGCATGAAAAAGCGCAGCAGCGCGCCTGCCAAAGAAGATAAAAAGACAATTGAAGAAATTGAAGAGTGGCTGATGGAAACCGGCTATCGCGATTTCAATGGTGAAGAAGAACGTGAAGATCGTTTTGCAGACACTCTTGAAAAAATTGCACGCGAACAATTGACCATCGATCAAGTTGCTGCTGAGTGCAGATGGAATCGTAAAGGTGAATTGATGGATTTTTGGATGCTTGATGCAGCAACGATTAAGCGGATAAACAAAACAAAATCAGTTACAATTCAATCGCCTGAACTTGCATCATACAGGTTTGCGCAGGAAATCGATGGCCGTGTGTACGCATTGTATGAACCGAAAGACATCGTGTTTGATTTTCAAAACAAACGAACTGACTTGAAGGCGAATGGCTATGGCTATTCATACATGGAACAAGCGATTGCTATTATTTCGAGTTTTATCAATGCTGTTCAATATAACCGCAATATGTTCACAGAAAATTCTGTACCGAAAGGGATACTTGCTTTTGAAGGCAGCAACATAAGTGAAGCGCAATTAAAAGAACTTGCGCGTTATTGGCGCGCCAGTTTTAGTGGGCCACGTGGCCAACACAAAATTGCTTTCCTGCAAAACAAACCGATATGGCAGGCGCTTGTACCATCAAACAAAGACCTTGAATTTAATCAGTACATTCAGATGATGGCGTCGTTTCTGTGTTCGATATATTCAATCGACCCTGCCGAACTCGGATTACGTTTGAATCAGGCTCAGAATGTCTTGAATGAAAATCAAGGCGCTAAAATCGCTTTCAGCAAAGATCGTGGTTTGAGAACATTATTGGGTTTTGCTCAAAATTTTTACAACAAGATCATATCAAAAAACAAAGCGCGTGGCTGGCATAATTATGAAATGTATTTCACTGGCATAAACGAACGTGACATCGAAGGAATGCAAGGCATTGATGAACGTGAAATCAAAAGCTGGAAAACAATAAACGAAAAGCGGAAAGAAAAAGACTTACCGCCAATCGAAGGCGGTGAAATAATTGCAGACGCAACATATTATCAGAATTATCAACGTATACAAATGTCCAAGGAATCAGGCTCTGATACAGGCGGCGGTTTTGGTGGCAGCGCAGGCAGCGACAATGGCGATGGTTCCGGTAGTGGAGAAAGTGCTGCAATGGATGCAGATGTCGGTTTGACAGATGAAGAACTTGAAGAAATGACAGCAGGTCTTTTCAAAAGTGAAGATGGTAAAAAGAAAGTCAAAGTGACATTCACGCTATGAAAATTTATATTGAGCATGGCGATGATATTGCTTTAGATCATAAACAGTTCATTGCCTTAATCAAATCTAAAATCAATGAAGAACTTGAAGATTATGATGATGATGGTCATAATCACAAAGCGGAAAGACCTAAGTTCAAATTCGTTGATGAGTTTTTGAAAGATGCCGATTCGTATATCTATACAGTTTTGCATGATTGTGTAGAAATGGTTGCTCAGAAATATTTGGGTGCTGAAAAAATGTATTTCACCAAATCGTTTGAGTATGAAATACCTGAAAGCGGTTTGGTGAAAGCGATGGATTTGTCAGAGTTTGTGAATAAGATGCGACCATTTTTCAGGAAAGCAAAAGGTTATTTTGGTAGAAAAAAAACAGAGCCGCTGAAAATTAACAAAAAGGTGATGTATAATCCTGTTACCGGGAAGTTGCTAACAAACGCAGAATTTGAACAGATTGCAAATGACATTACGGAATTTTTAGGTGACAGACTTAATGGCACTGATGAAGAAATCGCAGTCAAGTCTGCGTTCATGGGTTTGCTGCAACGCAAGTTTGAGCAGAAAGGTATATCGCATGAAAAAACGAAAAATATGTCTTATGCAGAACTTAATGAAAAATATGGCGTGCCGTCAACAATCGCTGAACTGACAGAAAAAGAAAAATTGAAGCCAGATAGTCAGATCGTAAGAGCAGTTGAATTTGCAAAAGAGAATGCTGGCAATTTATTGCGTGTCCCACAAGGCAGAATCAGAAATGCACTTGTCGATGCAGTACGTCAGCAAATTGTTCAAGGATTACAAGAAAATCTTTCGCCACAGGAATTGTCACAGCGTCTGTTTTACACTGACACATCAGATCAGTTGCCAGCTAATTTGCGTGAAGCAAATATCAATGCAATCAATCGCGATTGGCGCAGAGTCGCACGTACAGAATTGTCGATTGCAATGAATAACGGCTATTTGCTGTCTGTTGCAGATAGCGCAGAGCCGGGAGAGAAAAAATATGTTTATTACGATGGTCATTTTTCTATCGATGATAAATTCGGTTCGCCGACAGATTGCAACAAGTGGCTTGGAACAATTTGCTTGCTGTCTGAATCACCGCGCAGATCAGGTAGACTAACAGGCGACCCGTTTGCTAAGTTTGTTGTTTGGCCGGGAAAAACAAACACAGACAAAGGTAAGACGCCATCGATTCCTTCACACCCGCATTGCTTGCATTGGTGGTCTGAAATAAATCCGCAAAAGCACATACCTGTCATAAAATCTGCAAAGACAGGTAAGATATTAACAAATAAGGATTTGGCATATCACGACATGGAACGTGATGGCGATGTTTACGTGCAATTAGTCGAACGTAAAAAAAAGTGAAAAAAGTGTGACACAAAAATTGATGTTTTTGTGCATATATATATAAATCAAATTTAGTGAGGTAAATATGCAAAACGAAACATCAAATTTCACAGAACAGGAAGTGCTGGAAACGCTTGACTATCTTGTTGTTAAACGTAACGAAATGGGCGGCGGTAACGCGAGCTACATTCGTTTTTTGATGGAAAACGGTTTCCGCAAACCTGAAATGACTGATGAAGAAGCCTTGCAGCAATTGTGCAGGCAAGGTACAACAACAGAGTACGTTGAAATACTCTGTGAAAAGCTGAATATGACGCCGCGTGAGTTGTTGAAAGAAATCGCAGCACGTCGCGAGCGTAAACGAGCGGCGGTGGCAGAAGCAGCATCTGCTGAATAAGGCGAGACGCGGCGGAGCAATCCGCTGCGTTATTTTATGAAAATAATAGAGCGCCTAAAAAAAATACCAACGCCGTACAGAGTTGGTGACCCACGATCAGAGTGGGTTACGGTGCGGCTGACGCCTACAGAAAAAGCGGCATTGAACAATATGGCAGATGCAGTTGGCTTGAAATCGACAAATCTGCTATACAGACTGCTAAGAGAGGTTATCGATGAACATGAAAGCGATAATGCAGAAATTAAAGCCGCGCAAAGACGTGAATGCACGAATAACGCTTCCATGTCCGGTTTGTAAAGGCAAAGGTAAAAATGGTTATTGGCCGATGCGTGTGAAGTGTTCAAATTGTGGGGGAAAAGGAAAGCTGTGAAAAAAATATCATATTTTTACGATGACAAAATGATTGCTGATGCTGACAGCTTTAGTCTGTCACCATTGAAACCAAAAAAACTGCATGAGCGAGTGCAGCGTTTGGCATTGCCTATGCAGGCGCAACGCGTCAAACCTGTGTCACGTGCAGACATTATGTTATCACATACGGCTGAGTATGTTGATGGCGTTCTCGATTGTGTATTCAAAAATGGATTTGGCAACAATTTGATGGAAGTCGCTTCTGCATTGCCGTATATCGTCGGCGCAGAATATTGTGCTGCCGTTCAAGCATTGCGTGATGGCGTTGCGTGGGCGTTCTGTTCAGGCTTTCATCATGCACACCCTAATCATGGTGGTGGCTTTTGCACGTTTGAAGGATTATCGATAACAGGCAGAATGCTGCGTAAGAAAAAACTTGCACAGCGCATTTTAATCGTCGATGGCGATGCGCACTTTGGTGATGGCACTGTTGCTTGCACAAAAGATGATTCTGATTTTGAGTATGTCAGTTATGCAGGCAGAGTGCGTGCAAGTGCAGCAGCAGAAAATCTTACCGAGCGCATCGAAAGATTCAGACCAGATATTATTTTGTTTCAAGACGGTCTTGATGCGTACAAATTCGATACGCTTGGTGGTGGCTTAACCTATCAAGAACTGTATGAACGCACATACATGATATGTGCTGTTGCGAAAGAATACCGCGTACCGATTGTTCTGAATCTTGCAGGTGGTTATGCAAGACTGACTGAGCAGGAAATTGCAGAACACCATCTTGATATAATAGAGCCTGTGCTGGTTGGACATATTAACAGTTTTATCGCATCAATCAATGTGTTCGTCGATGGTGTTGATGCTGATATTATGCGCCATGTTGTTGATTCAGGCTTTTGGGAAAAGCGTTTGCTTTTCAAGTCTGATACAATCAGATCGTATGATGGAATGCAGCGCAATTTGCCTATCGATTCATTGCCTAACGATTTTGATTTTGATTTGCTCGAACGAGAGAGTGCAACATCAACCTTGGTAGATCATCTGAGCGCAGCAAAATCAGAAATACTTGATGTTTTGCGCGATGACACATACGATGAAGATACAAAAGCAGATTTGATAATTGAAATCGTTGCAGGTTATCTATGATTGTAACCAAAGACAAAGCGCAACTCATTAACGAAATTACAGATATTGGATTAGCAATTCAAAATTTGAAAAATGATTTGCAGAGAGAGTTGCGTTTTTTTGATTTGCGCTCATCAATTCCACTTGGTGAAATTGCAGACTGGGGTAGTTATGAAATAACTATACGTATAATTGCTGACGAGGTTTCTATTTTGAAATTTGATGATGCGATGGCGAAAATTAAAACGCTGTTGTCTCAATATCAGCAGATGCGCAAAACTCAGTTTGAGTTGAAGTCACAATTGGAAAAAATAAAAAAACAAAGTGAGGTTATTGAAAATGTTAGGATTGTTTAAGAAGAAAAGAAAAACAGCAAAGCTGTTGTTTGAAGTCGAGCGCGGCATGAATGTGATAAGGTTCACTGATGATGAACTCAAACGGTTTTCTGAATACATGAAAGACGCTGGTGTCGATATTGACGCAGAGCGTTATTTTGATAAGCCACAAGTTTTTTCACTCGAAAAACTTTCATCAATCAAGTGTAATGTTTGTGGTAAGCAAGCAACAACACTTGCGCACTATAAGAAAAAGTCGGGCTATATCGGCTATGTTCCATATTGTGATGAGCACGTGAAACAATTTCAGACAGGTGAGGCAAAAAAAGATGAACCAAACATCAGCAACACAAATGCAAAATCAAAATCAAATCGTACTAACAGAAAAACAATTCGCCGCCGTTGATGCAATTAAACAGTTTATCGATAGCGATAAACTGTTTTTTTGTCTTAAAGGTTACGCAGGTACTGGAAAAACAACAGTCATTAATCACGTCATTGCGCATTGTAATAATGACGCGTTAAAGATAACTGTAACAGCGCCGACAAACAAAGCCGTAAATGTTATTCGTCAAATGCAACACAAAGCAGGTCTGCATTTTGATACGATGACGATACATCAATACCTTGGCGTTAAACAAGTATTGAAGTATGATAAAGAAGGCCACGTGATGACACAGGAATTTGAAGCTGTGCATGGAACGCGGCCTAATACAGCCCACGTTGTTATTGTTGATGAAGCATCAATGATTGACAAGCGCCTGATGAAGCTGATTACACAACAGGCTGATTTTTCAAGTACGAAATTTATCTTCATTGGCGATGAAGCGCAGTTGCCGCCAATTGGTGAAGAAAAAAGCGAGTCGTTCGATCAAGGCGATAGTGTTACACTTGATGAAGTTGTCAGAACAGCGAATGATAATCCAATCATAAAGTACCTGACGATCATTCGTAACAATTTGAACAAGCCAACAATGCCGTTCAGTAGAACAAACAATGTAAACGAACTTGGTGGAGTTTATTTCTACAAAGAAAAGGTGCAGTTTTTGCGAGCTATTTCAAAAGCGTTTTTGAATGCTGCAAAGAATGATGCGCTACGTTCAATCAAGTGTCTCGCGTGGTCTAATAACCGCGTGAAAAATATTAACAATTATGTTCGCAGCGTTTTGTATCCTGACGTTGAAGAAGAACTTGTGATTGGTGAATTTATGATTGCAAATTCGCCAATCAAGATTTCATTCGACGATGGTGTGAGCACTAAGCAAATCACTGCTGTTCAGAACTCAGAAGAATTTATCATCAAAAATTTCACAAAGAAAATGTTTGATGATAAATACGCAGGATTTAATGTTACGGCGCAAATGTTGTCTGATGGTCGCACAGAGTATTTCAATATACTTTCAGCAGAAGGTTTGAAGGCACACAAACGCTATTTGAAAGCATTGAAAGAAACAGCAATCGTTGACAAAGACCGTGAAAAGTGGAAAAAATATTACGCTGAAAAAGAACGGTTTGCTGATGTTCAATATGGGTATGCGATGACTGTGCACAAATCGCAAGGTTCGACATACTCAGAAGTTTTCATTCACGAAATCGATATTGAACTCAACAAGCGAATTGTCGAGCGCAATCAATGTCGTTATGTTGCATATTCACGCGCAAGTAAAGTAGTTCACGTTTACAATGCTTGATGAGTTTACCGCACGGCGTATTGGCAGAATGCGCAAGCTGTCAGAATCGGTTATGAATAGGGTTTCAAAGCCGATTCTGACAGAATCTGAATACATAGATATTCAGGCTCATATTTTGTCTGACATAAAAAGTCATAAAGGCAGAGTTGAGTTTATTGTTAATATAGCAGAAGCAACACGTAAATCAATCGTCAATGCTTTGCTAAAAGATGAGCAGTTTGAAGCCGCGCAAATTGCAAAAGAAATAAAAATCACACCGTGGCTTTGAGAGGGAGTATGGTAAGCAGTTTGAAAATGAAAATTCAAGATAGAATCATCAGTGTTTTATCACCTGTGAAAGGTGGTATGGAGTTTGATTTTGCTGATGCAATTGAGGTGCTTATACATGATGCGCCCGATAAAGACATCATTCTTGATCTTACGAGAACGCCTTTCATCAACAGTGCTGCGCTTAGCATATTGTTGAATTGCCACAGAGAATTGAAAAAGAAAAATGCGCAACTCAGACTGAGAATTAAAAAAAAATCTGACATTGCGCATCTTGTTGAAATAACGAAACTTGAAGCAATTTTTGAAATCGAGTGGACTGAAACATGAACATGACACTGTTTGCATGATAAATGTGCATATATAAACATGAAAGTGATTATTTCAGCAACGGAGTTTGAAAATCTGTTTAAGCAAGCAAAGCCGTTTCTTGCAATGGCAAAGAAAAATAATGCAGGCATGGCAATACAGATCGATATTGGTGATGGCACAAAGCCTGATTCAAAGCTGATATTTGATTCTGAGTTTGTGACACAGCCAACACCAACAGATAAGGCTGCGGGCGGAAAATACGGCTTTAGGTGCGTTATACCGTGCAGGGTGGTAGGGTAGTGGCAGGAACGCTTTTAAGAGCCGGGAAAATGCCGGAAAATGGCCTCAGAATTGATTTTGACGGCGTTCCTGACGGTGAAAAAGAGCGTTTGCGGCATCGTTTCCATCAGTGGTATGGATTGTTTGGTCAGAGCGCATTGACTATAACGGGTATGCAGGCGTTGGCTTGCGCTGTCGAAGTCGAAAGTTTTGAATTGCTGGAAAATCTACAGGTTCACTGCATAGATTTATTCGTGGTGGCTGATACGGATTGGCGTGCAGATTTTTTTATCAATGCTGTTGAGTATTGGTTGCCAGCGGTTATATATCTAAGGCATAAATCAAAAAAAATTTTGGAGAAAAAAGATGAAAACAAAAAACAAAAAGAAATCGCGCCCGGTGAAAAAAAAGCAATCGCCACGGCGCAACAAACGTGTTGAGAAAAAAGTGTCAGAAGCTGCTGAACTGGCAACAGCAATAAGGGCTGCTGAACCGTTTACGGTCGATAAAGACATGAAAGGTAATCGCGCGTTTTACACAGTGAAGTGTAAAGGCGAAGTCACTGTCGAAATCGCTGTGCCGCGCATTCTGAATCGCACTGAGATCGTCGTAAACAATCACAGGATTCTATAATGATCGTCAGCAAAAATGAACTCGGTGAAGCAGCACAGTGCTTCACCGTAAGAAAAGTTCCTAAGCTGCGCTCTGATAATATCGGTATTGTTGATATTTTCACGCAGACAAAAAACAATAGCTTTGATGCAATTGATCTAAATACTGAAACAGGTGATGCAAGAATACTTGGTGTCAACGATCAGGTACATAATATGCGCGACGTAGAATTTGCGCTTGTTGTGAGGCCAGAAAAAGTACATGAGCTTATCAGGCTGTTGCAATCAAGAACGTTAACGATTCAATCAACATCATCACCGTGGTATAAGCGTTTGATCGGTCGCTGATATTAACAATTAGCATGGCACGAATAAACTGTAAAGCGCGACGCACGCATCTTTCGACAAAGAACAGCTTTCTGTTTTGTGGGCGGAAAGCTGTTTCGGAATTTTGCGGTGTCGCGCTGTGCCAAACTCATTTACGACAAGCAACACATTGGCAATTGATCGGCAAAGCAAAAGAACGCATCAAAGATTTGTGGGGTATTGAAATTGATAAAAAAAAATGATTTTGGCAATCACAATTCGCCATACGCAGCAAAAGCTATAAATGCAGCGATTGAGGCAGCAGAATTGCGCGATGGATATATGCAGACGTTGCGCGATATTTGTCGTGAGCATGGATACAATTTTCAGGCATTCAGACGCTGGCTCTTGCGTAATGGTTTGAAGTCTGCAAAAAGCAAATACAACGCAGCACACAGAAATGCCGTGTATAAAAATTATGCACAAATCGTTGTCAATATCACTGTTGAAGAAAAAATGTTCATCGATGAATACTTATCGAAACACAAACTTTGCAGAACTGAATTTGTTAATAAAGCGGTAAGGCATTACATTGAGTTTGTGAAAAATAATGAACAGGAGAATGTATGAAAGGCGCAAAAACGAATAGCACAGCAGGAAAATTGATTTCAATACGCATCAGAGAATCTGTGTACAAAGACATTGTGCGTTTTGCGAAACAAAATCGTGTAAACGCTTGTGATGTATTAACAGAGGCGGCTCGAAATTATATCGATACGGGAATGGCAAATGCGATGTTCCCAAAAAACAATGCGTAAATGGAAACGCAAAGGATTCAAAGAGCTATTCAAGCATACAAAAATGCGTATGCTTGAACGCTACAATATCGACCTGACAGAAGAACAGTATCGGCAGATGACGGCGGCAATAAAGCACAATCGTGATTATGCGCACTTTAAGATGCGGCAAACGATCACACGCTCTGTGTGGATAGTCGATATGTTGGGGATAAGAATTGTTGCTGTATATAACAGAAAAGCAAGTTTAGTTTGTACAGTGCTGCCAGCAGACATGGCAGACCCCGAAAAGATACAATACAGAAATTACGATTAGTAAAAAAATCATAAATCTGTGACACCGATTGATATGTTCTTGTGCATATATGTGTATGGAAACACAAGAGCATGAAAATGAAAACAAAAACGAAAAGAATCCGCTGTATCAGCTTTTTAAGTCGCTGAATGAGCAGATCATGTCTGCGCAATTTGGCGCAGTCGGTCAGTCAGCAATTCAAGCACGCAAAGATATTCAAGAGTTAGTTAGTCTTGCAAGAAATGGCAATCGCGCTAATAGAAAATTGATAATGCGTGCTGCGCGTGCAATGAAAATTCTTGATGATAACAGAGTTGACTTTTCTTTCAAAGATTCTGTTGTCGATTTGGTAGAAAAGATGATTGCCAATATGCACGATCTTGCAGTGCATTCAAAAAAACTCGATGAGCACCGTGAAAAAATGATACGTGAAATGTGATAAAAAAAAGTGAGGTAAAATGAAACAGATCATCGAAACAAATCGGAAGTATGTGGCAGCGCCTGAAAAAAGCGCGACACGTGAGTTTGTCGATCATTTGTGTGATACGATTAACAAATTCGTGAAGATGCCAGCAGATTTCAACAAGAATTATGTGCCGCATCAGCGCATTGCTTTGGCGATTAACACAGCAGAGCGTGTCCGGGCATTCGTGAAAGTGAACAACAAAGTTGCAGCATCTGAACTGCGTGGCTTGTTGCGTATTTTCAAAAAGGTTTCTCGTGAGTGACAAATTTGCGGTAGCACGCGCACATGCTGATACGGCGTTAAAGTTGTATCGTGAATATGTGCGCGATTTAGCGAGTGAAGCAGGCTCGCTAAGGATTCTTTCGCAAGAAACAAAAATATCGTATTCGACAATCGTATGCGCATTGAATAGAGGTGGCATCGAAGCAATGCAAAAACTTTGTCAACGGTTAAGAGAACGAAAGGGTGCGGCATGTGGTAAAACTAAAAAAGAAGCATGTGATGATGATAAATTCGGCTGTGTTTTACACGTGTCAAAAGATATGTAGAGAAGAAGAGGAAAAATGGCAAGGCATAAGCGTATCCTAAATTACACAAGTAGAGTTCCCGCCTCAAAGTCTATCGCTGAGATCGAAGGGTTGCTGGTGGAGATCGGTGCTACTGGCTTTCAAAAAGAGTATCTGGATAAGAAAATCTGCGGGCTAAAGTTCATCGTTGAGTTGCCCGGTGCTGGCATTAAAAGGGTGTTTTCCATCCCAGCAAAGCCCGATGTCGTTTACAGCGTTATGACAAAAGGCCGGCGAATCCAAAAACGCGCAGAGGAGGGTTACCGAGAGCAAGCGGAGCGCACTGCTTGGCGTATTGTTCGCGATTGGGTGGAAGTCCAATGCACCATGGTCAGGTTACAGCAAGCAGACGCCTTTGAGGTATTTCTCCCCTACATGATCGACAAGCATGGTGAAACCATGTACCAGCGCTTTGTCAAAGTGGATTTCAAGCTGCTCAAAGAAGGTAAAGAAAGCGGTGAAGTATGAAAATTAGAAAATGGGCCATGCAAGTAGAAGGCGGTAGGTTTCTGTCTTACAACAAAAAGGGGCGTATGCTCTTAACTACTGACGTAGGTAAGGCTATTATGGGGGATACGAAAAAAGACATAATGTCATACGCCGATAAGTCCCTAAAGACAAAGCCTAAAAAACTAACTTTTGAGTTGGTTGATACGCCTACTGGCAAACCGGCTATCCATAAGTGGGTGATACAAGTCACCGATGACGGCGGTAGGATAAGTTCAACAGTCGATGGTTGGTACGCCACCTACGATAGGTATGATAATGTCACTTTCGTTAAGGATGTAAGAAGAGCATGTCATTATGACAGTAGGGAAGATGCACTTTGCTTTTCATACTCGTATGTAAAATGGAAAGTGAAAAAACTCGTGTTTGAGCTTGTTGGATAGTTTACGGAATCTATAAAAGCAAAAGAAAGTAGGATATAAAATATGAAAATTAAAAAGTGGGTTTTACAGGCAGAAGATGGTAGGTTTCTGTCCTACAACAGAACAGGTAATAGAGCCTTGACTACTAAATTGAGCAATGCCATCACTGGCGATACGAAACAAGAAACAATCATTCACTATGATAAATTAACAGGCGTGAAACCTGAGAGGTTAACTTTTGAGCTGGTTGATATGCCTACCGGCAAACCGGCCATCTATAAATGGGTAATTCAAATAACTGGAGCCACAAAATTTTCCAAATACTATCAGGGTCGGTATATCGCTCAAAAAGCGAGAGAGAATAATAATATCGTTTTCGTGGAGGCTGTAGATAAAGCTACAATTTTCGATCATAAGAATGATGCTATTTATGCCTTTTACCACGATAATCTGAGGTGGCGCGTGAAGAAACTTGTATTTGAGCTTGTTTGATAAAACTTGGGGGGCGATGAAAAAGGCAAAAAAGAAGAAAACCAAGAATAAGATAGTTAAGGCTGTTTGTGGGTCATGCGGTGGTACGGGTCTATATGAAGGATTGTTCGAGAAGAAGGGTGAGCCCGTTATATGTCTAACTTGCGACGGCACTGGGTGTCAAGATTTTGAATACGAACCCTTTTTGACACGTAAAAAGATGCGTGGTGTAAAAGCTGTCCACTTTTCTCGTGGGACATTCATTGCTACCGGTGTCGGCAAAACAGGAAAACAAATGACCTATAAAGAATTTCTGTCAGATAAATGGAGGAAGGCATGACAATTTCATTATTTGCAATTAGATTACTCCTTGCAGGTATAGGAGGCTACTGTATTGGACGCTATGGCAAGGAGCTACTGGAAAGATTTGGAATACTTAACTATTATCTACAAATGCTAATCGTAGCATCTGTAATTATATGGTACAGTCTTCTAATAGGTTTCCTAATCCCAATTCAGTGATAAGTATTGAGGGAGCAATGATAAAATTTCAAGATTTACCAGAATATAAGGCATACAAAGAAGCTATTGCTAAGGCTGAACTTGCGAAATTTCATTACGAAAACGCCAAAGCTGTTGAAAAACGCTGTAAGGATCAACTTGGCTTAGCTGTATGCAAGTGGAAGCCCGGTTCTATTGTAATCTACACAGAATATCGTCGTGGTAAAACACATGAAATACCTGCTGTTGTTGAGGAATATAGTCCATTTGTTTCAGAGTATGCGGATAAAAATACTCCAAGTCCAGCTTACAAGTTGCGCAAACTTAAAAGAGATGGCAGTAAGTCCTCTGTATGGTGCAATCGTGGTTACTACGTTATAGAATCTAAGTTAAAAGGCCCGGAGGAAAAAAATGTCTGAATTACGTGTAAAAGACCTCACAGGTAATTTATCAGGAATCGTCGTAAGTATCGACGGAGAAGAAAGGGTTATCGTTGGCGGCCCCCCAAGTATACTGTGGACATGCTCACCAAGCGATTATGTCTCTGAAACTCGACGGGTAGTTCTTCATTCGATGACATCGCAGGAAATTCTTGGTTTAAGAGTTTTAAGGAAACTATGACCCCACAAGAAGCAATAGAGAGGAAAGCATGAAAACGATATTACTATTGATGAATTTGTTACTGATTCAAAGCTGTTCGCACTATAAAGATAAGTGTGCCACTTTTGGCATGACTAAAGCAGAAGTGCAAGCATCGTGTGGAGTCAGCGATACTACGTCCTTTGATGAGAAAAGTGAACGTTGGTATTACTATGGTTTTATAGGCGGAACTATTGTCGAGTTCCGCAATGGAAAATGTACCAGCGTAACTCCATATATGATACTTATGCTGTAGAGAAAAAACTGTTGTGGTTCTGGATTCGAGAGACAAGTAAATGACCCCAGAACAAGATAACGGGAGTTACAAAAAATGAAACACATTAAAAACAATATAATTATTCGCGCGGTCGTTCCAGTTGAGAAGTCAAACAGAAAGAAAACCAACAAGAGGTAAAATATGAAATATAGGAAGAAACCAGTTGCAATCGAGGCTATCCAAGTTTCGTGGAGGAACTGGAATGCGTTAGGTGATTTTATGCCGGGCGTTATTTCAGAGCAGAACCCAGCAAGGAGATCTTTAAGCTACTCGGACACCTGCGGAGAACCGGGGCCGGAGTATATTGAGATGTCAATACCAACACTTGAAGGTGTAATGATCGCAAAACATGGCGATTATATTGTCAAAGGCATAAACGGAGAGTTTTATCCAGTTAAGCCGGACGTTTTCGAGAAAACCTATGAGGAGGTAGTAGAATGAAAATTTTGTGCTTTGAGGTAAGTTATGTAGGGTTCAGCAGTAAAAATGCTGAACTCAAAAAACAGATCATCGAAAAGTGGGGTGAAACATTTAGTTTAGCAGAGTGTATTAAATTATACAAGAAAACAACAAATCTTTCACTTATGGAATGCAAGAACAAGGTTGAGCGCATTCTTGGTAATAGGATAGGGTAATAAGTAAATGACACCGGAGATCAAAGCTGTCTACGAAAAACTTCCGACGCACGTTTTGCTGATTCCAGAAGTAGATAAGTGGCGGGATGGCGATGAGTGGTTCAGTAATGGCTGGCGGGATTTTTCGGAAAACGATGTTAAATATTTTCCGTACAAATTGGCAATTCGTCGCCCTATCCCTGCACATATCAGAGAAGCGCAGGCATGGTGGATTTTATATAACCGATTAGCTATACGTGACCCAAATTGGCGTGGTGGTGTGGTGTTTGTGCAGGAGTACAACAATACAGTGAAAAGAATTGTATTAGAAATAGTGAGAGCGCCATCTATGTTAGGGTTACGAA